GTTCATTTTTACTAGATTCTTGTATTGTTATGATGAAGTAAAAGCTAATTTATTAATAGAATTAATTTTTAAAAAAAATTTTTACAAAGTTATTTTCTGGGCAACAGAAATCTTTTGTAGTGGATTTAAAGAAGAATTATGGCAGCAAATATGGAGAATGTATTATGAATTCTACGCACTTAACAATTCAGTTTCATTTACAAAAATTAAAAACAGTCAAAAAAAATATAATAAAATAGAAAATAAAAAAGGGGGATTTATATATATTTTGAAAATATTAAATGAAATGTTTTATGCGGAACCTACATGTGATTTATTTATTATCCATAACATGTATAGTACCCCAACAATAAAGATTAAATTTGAATTATTATTTGAAAAAATAAAAAAAAATTATGAACAAAAAAACATAAAAGCACTTGCGAGAAATTTATATATTTGTAGTAAAAAGCATCCCGAAAAACTAATAAAATGTATGGAAAAAATAACAAAACGAAAAGTACAAATAAACGAACATTATGATAATAATTATTTAAAAATGCTCGCGTTTTTACTCCGAAAACCAATAAAACAAAAGAAAAAACCAATATTGAGTTCCCAATACAGTATATTTATGCATAAATTAATTAGTTTTAAAATAGAGAAAAGACCGGATAAAATATTAAAAAAATGGAGAAAATATCCTATATCAGATTATACATATGCTTTTAAATTAAAAAGAAAAAAAGTAGATATAAAACAATGTTTTTGGTATCATTGGGAATATTATGCTAGTTTCTCACCTTTTTGGGGGGAAAAAATAAAAGAATACGACGGTAAAATAAATAAAGAGAAAAAAACAATAGAATTTCCAAATGATGATTTATATGAAGATTTTTATGAAATGTATAATTATGATATCGATGAATTAGATTTAAAAACCCAGGAAAAAAGTACAAGACAATTATTAGATTTGGTAACTTCAGATTTATTGGTAGATGTATTCGACGGGAAAAAACTATTACTACCATTGAATAAAAAAATTGAAAATATTAAAATAAAATATTAATTATATTAATATTATATAAAATGGTTAAGAATAAAGTGGGCGGAAGTCGTCATAAAAAGCTGGCACGTAAAAATGTACGCGATACAACACATACAATAAAGATGAGATATGCGTCTGAAGGAGAAAGTTATGCTCGTGTAACAAGGCATTTCGGTGGGGGAAATGTTGAAGTTCAATGTAATGATGGGGTTATGAGATTATGTATTATTCGCAAAAAGTTTCGTGGTAGAAATAAGCGAGATAATAATATTAAAGTTGATTCAATGATTTTAGTAGGCTTGCGCGAATGGGAGGTAATTGCCGCAAAGAAAAAACCAAAGGTTGATTTATTGTATGTTTATAATGATTCTCAATTAAAACGGTTGAGAGAAGCGAAAGGTTTAAATTATGATATTCTTCCAGAAAAAGAAAAGATAGATTTGGATGAAAATGTATTTGACTTCTCAGACGAAGATAACGATACAAATGAAGTTATTAGCACTACATCCGCTGCTAAAACAGAAAAAAAGAAAGAAGATTTTGATTTTGATTTTGATGACATCTAAGAAGAAATATATTTAATATTGTATTTGTCATTTAATTTATATTTTTTAATTATTTTTTTAACTTTTGGGATATGTGAATCAGAAGTGATTATTGAAAATTTCTTAAAATTCTCTCCAGAAATAATTTTGGAGAGATTTATTATATTTTCTTCGGTGGATAAAGATTTATTTTCAGTTAAAATAGAAAAAGTAGGGATATTCCCTTCTTTTATTAGATATTTTTTCATGACATACGCTTCTGTATGTTGAACTCTGGCATTATTGCCACCACAAACAATGATTATGTCACCTTTTTTATATATTTTAATTGATTTATCTAATCTTTCTTTTAATGTTTTTGTTATTTTTGAATTTTTTTTTAATTTATGTCCCAATATTACATATATATTTTTCATATATATATATAATTATTATTAATTATTTTGGTCTCGCATGCTTTCCATTAAGGCTCTTTGTAAAGCTACATCATGCATTTCATTATTATGGCTTCCATGAATAAAATTGTTTCTACTCATCTGTCTATTGAAATTTCTTAAATTGTTAACATAAAATCTATTGTTGCTAACGTCTGAATTGTTTATAATATTGTTTTCTTGTTCCAAGTCATTAATCATCTCAGTCATGGCTCTTTGAAAATATGTGCGAAAGATAACATTTCTTCTTTCACTCGGTGTAGAAATCATATTTAGTATTGATGTATAAATATTACTATTTCCAGCTATATTATCTATTATATTTCCGGATAAATCTTGACTAATAGCTGCGGGCGCCGCTGCGGCAGCCGCTTGAGCGTTGGGAGGAAGTGGGGGAGGTGGTGTAGTGGGTTCTTCAGATGCGGGAGGTCCATCTAAAACTTCAACGGATTTTAACTTATGTCTACAAATAGGACAGGTTGCTTTTTCCTTTGTGACCCATTCTGTAATTGAATCTTTATCAAATATATGACCACATGGTAGTTTTACTATGGTTTCGCCTTCTTTAAATTTTGCCATTGAAATTGGACAAGTATCATATTCATGTTCGCCACATGTATACGGTATATCTTCAAGCTCTGAAAGATCAGGAACAACATGTTTATACTTTGGTTTATCATTCAATAATGAACTTGCTAACAATTGAGCAACTTGATTAGGATTCATGGTAATATTATTATATATTATCAAAAACTTTCTAAATATCTATTTCAATTTAATTATATCATTATTTGAGGTAGGTAGTGTTTTTTTTAATAATTTTCTTTTGCTTGTTTTTCTTCTTTTTTTTTGAAAAAATATTTTTTTTGTTTTATTATTTGAAGTATAATTATCGGCAAAAATAAAGTATAATGAATTAATACTATTAAATTTTTCAATAGTTTTATCCCAATAAATATCATTTATATCTTTTAAGGTTTGTAAAAAATTATATTCTGATGATGTATTGGCAAAATCATAAATATTTTCAATATCTAAATTAAAGTTGTATTTTAATATATCTCTAATAACAAATTTTTTATTTAAAAATTTTTTTTTAGTATCAATAATTTTAATTAGGTCATTTTTAAAAATTTTATTGTCTTTTATGTATTTTTTTTCTTTTTGTATTTTTATTATATTTCTATTCTTATCTAAATAAAAAAAGAAGAGTTTTATAAATTTTACATTTGTTTTGTAAAAATCATTATATTCTAGTTCTTCATTTAATTCGTCTTCAAGGAGTATATCATCTTCATTTATCTCAAGGTCTAAATCCATATATATTTATTATGTACTATTAGTTTATAATTTTAACTTAATTAAATCCAATAAAACCATCATCCTTTTTTGTTTCTTCTATTTGATTTACATATTTCTCTTCTTCCTCTTCTTCCTCCTCTTCTTCATCTTCTTCGTAAAATTGGTTAAGTATAAGATATTTCATATCATCACTCATTTTTTCGTTTTCAAATCCCTTTTCTGGTTCGGATTTAATGTTTGTTTTAACTTCTGGTTTAGGTTTCTCCATAATTTTGTTATTTTTCATTGGTTTTTTTTTAATCATATCATCCAATGATATCCCCATTTGTCTAGAACCGCGTAAAGCCATTTTTTTATCTAATTCTTCTTTGGATATCTTACTTTTATAAATACGTTTATTTCTACGTCTTTTGAAATTATTTCTCTTTGGAAAATTGTTAGAATCTTTAGAAAATGAATTTTCATTTGATTTTAAACTATCCCATCTCGAATTTTTTTTTTCATTTTGTTTAAAGTTATTATGTTTAAAGTTATTTTGTTTAAAGCTATTTCGTTTATTTTCATTTTGAGTAGAGTTTTTAAATGCGTTAAATCTAGACATATTTAATTTAATATATTTTTTAATTATATTTTTTTTTTCAATTTTTTTCTGTATTAAATGTATAATGGCTAACGCTTGGATTGAATTTGTTAAAAAAACTAAAAAAGCTCACCCCAATATGAGTCTTAAAGAAGTTTTAAAAATGATAAAAAGAAAGAAACTTTACAAAAAGTCTGCCTCTCCTGCTGCCTCCACAGCCAAGAAAACCAAGAAAAAGAGCAAAAAGGCAAAAAAATCGAAGAAAAAGACAGCTAAGAAATCCAGAAAGAAGAGACGCAGAAGACGTCGCAAGTAAATTTAAATAATAAATTAATACATCATTTAATTTATTATATGATATCTGTTTGATTTAATAATAATGATATTTTTTTATATTTGTCTTGGGTTTTTATTATAGATGACCTAAATCGTGGATTTGTATGTATATTTTTAAGTAATAAATTCAAGAATTTTCTATTAAACATATTCATTTCAATAGACTCTTTATAACTAGACAAAAACAATAATAAATATGTTACACTTAATGAATAGTTGTTCCATGTTTTCCAATAATTATTAATTATATATTTAATTGATATTTCTAACGGTTTGCTATTGTAATATTTCAAATTTTTAATAGATTCTCTATAAAAAATATCTTTAATTTGATTTGATATTAAGTAATTATATTTTTTAAATATTGAGTGCGAATCATTATATTCTTTTGCTAGTGAATATAATTCATCTTCATACATATGTCTTTTTTTTGAAATAACAAATCCGAGATAGTGTATTTCTATTGGCCACAAAGTCCAATGAGGCGCCCATTCAACATAAAAGGCTTTTTTAAGGTCAACAATTTTTTCAACGGAAAAAGATAAACCAAAGTCTATAATAACAGGTTTATTATTTTTTTCATCATAAATAATGTTATTTGATTTCAAGTCATGATGAACAATAAATTTTGATTCTAATAATCTCAATGATTCTAACAATATTGGATATGATTTTAATAAAATTTGTAAAAACTTTTTCTTGGGTTTTGATTTGTAATTTTCATACAAGTCTTTACCGTTTATAAGTCTTACTTTACCAATGACCGGTTGATATTTTTTGCCGTGTTTTATAATTTCATCACATTTTTTTATGTCTTTGTCTTTTATGTTTTTAATTTCTATGTCACATAAAGATAAAATGGGGCTATAACGTCTATGGTATTTGGGTATTTGTTTTATTATTTTACTTATGCGCATTTCTCGATCATTTAAAAAAGGTTCATTAAGCATAAGTTTTGAAATATACTTTTTACTTTTGCTATTTTTACCAGATGAACATAATATTGCGGGTTTAAAAATACATCCGTAACTCCCTTTTGATATGACAGCTCCTCCTTTCATGGTTTTACCATTTTCACAAGAGGGGGTATCACATTTGTTTTCAGTGGTTATACTTTCTAACATTTTTGCCATATCATCTTTAATTTTTTTAACTATATCTTTAATAACACTTAAAACTAAATTAATACATGTTTCACTTTTAATTTTACCTAATGATTCACTGGTTAAACCCATTTTTGCTTGTTTTGTTAATCTAACAGTAGTATTTAAACCAAAATTGACAGGTCGCAAATATAAAACTTTTTTACAAACGTTTATACCCGCGTTACTATTTTTATTATCTAAATCATTCATATTTAATTTACCACCGCTTAATTTGGCAACAATAAGATCTTCAAGAGGAGCACATTTTATTTTTTCAACTGCTTCACAAATAACTTCATCAACCTTTTTTTTGAAAGCCTCTTTTATTTTACAATTTCCTTCCCCTTTTTTTTGTTCATTTATCTTTTCTTCCATCTCTGTTTTAGCGTTTTTTTGTTCTTCTTTTTTTTGTTCCGCAGTCTTTTTTTTTGGTGCGGCAACTTTTGGACCTTTAGCACCCTTTGGTGGTTTTGATTTTTGTTTTTGGCCAACACTATTTTTCATATCTTCTATTGGAATTTCAACAAGTGGTTGAAGTTTTAACATCAATTCTTCCTCGGATGGTGGTGGTTCTTGCGTCATTAATTCATAATCAGGACCGGGCCACAGCGGTCCTTCTTTAA